CGGTAAGCCTAATGGCTCCTAGATCGGTACCTGGATAGGTCACCCTTCTATGTGGCGTCCCTTACAGGTTTTTAGTGGATACGTTAAGGGGGATAATCCTCCCTCTAACGCTCCAACCACGCTCATCTCTGCAGAGATGGGTAGCGGTTACGGTTATCGGACTGGGTTCCAGAAAGATATCCATTCAGAATATGGGTCGAGCGACTGCACGGCTTCTATTCGAGTCCCAACCAGCGGAATATATTCCACTGGTTAGGGTTTGTTTTCGGGGTCCTCATGACCCTGCGCACGCTGGTGATGTTCGACGGAACTTCGCCAGAGCGAAAATAGAGGAGATGATCGTTCGTCATTTCCTCCATGTCCCTTTCGGATAGGATTTTCTTTTTCCGATAGGGGTTTACTGGGATGTAGCCCTCTAATTTAAGGGTCATATCCTCTGGATTCCGGATCCCTATTATCTTACAGGGAATACCCGGGAATATCATGTAATACTGGTTCTCCAGCATTGCAGGATCACGGAAAGCTTTAGGGATGAACCCAGGAAGCTGTTCGTATGCGCCATTCTCATCGAGACCTTCGAAGAGAACGAAAACACCAGGAAGGAGAAAATCTATCCTCCTACCTGGATCTGATATCTTAGCAATAATTCTTGCTAGAGGGATTGATATGTTTGGACCCGTAACGGGCACAGGCATAACACGGGCGGGTATCGGAAATGTATTCCGGTTCCCCAACCCTGCGTCTAAGAGACGCATATCTTCCACGAGTACGGCGTCCGCACGTACCACAGGAAGAAGTCCCGTATCCACATCACATGTCAGTGAGTGGATCGGTTGATCTCCAACGATACTTCCGTATCGGCCCGTAGCCAGGTATCTACCTAGGCAACGGATCGATATGTTCGTAAAATGGAGTAGGACTTTGGTGAGCGGATCGCCCATCAAAATCCCATTTTGGAGTGTTACGAACCGTGTGTTCGTTCCACTTCCATCATCTTCGCCGAGTTGGGAGAATACCCCCCTACCATTGAAGAAAACCTTCCTCTTGCTGAAGCAAGTCTTGAAGGCTATGCGTTGTAACACACGCGGGATCCCGCATTTGTTCATCCACTTATTTGCTATGATCCTACTAACTGTATGGTTCATTGCATCGGTCGCATTTGTAAAGTCTGTACATTCTGCGAATACGTCGTCATATGTTACCTTTCGGACACATTGCGATGATGTTCCACTATGCTCTATCTTGAGTTTGTGGAACACTTCCCCCGGATGTTTGAACATCTCGGTGAAAAGATTCCAGCCGTGAGCATCCATGCCCATGCCGGATTTACTTGTCTCAACCTTCGATAGGGGGTATGAAACAATCTTATTGATGACATCGAGAACGATCTTTAACGATATCATCCCTTTCGTAACGGATCTGGCTTTACCAGGTTCCTTTACGACTGATACGAACACTTTGGATACTTCCTCAGGGCTCATTTCTAGTACTTCTTCTAAACATCTATAGAAGATATACTCTCCAGCCTCCATATTTTTGAGTAACTCAAATTTTATGAAGGAACCGGTAAACAGGTCATATATCTTGGCCGGTCTACCAGACTTCGCTTCTCCCATAAGATCACCTATGGCTTGAATCGAACCTCCCTCTCGACGTGTTCGTTCCCAACACGCCGATGAGGAA